CGCTGCTGATGCCTTAGCTAATACTATATTAGAGGCTTTTGAAGCAACTACTAAAATCTCCTGCTCTGGGGATGAAACAATAACTGTATCTATTGACTACGCTGAAAGACAGCAAGGTTTCTTAGATGCGCCTTGGTACTACGTTCCGATTAATATCGGATGGTACGTTTATAATAATTAGGAGAATACATTATGGCCTTCGCACAAGGTTCTCGTTCCAGCCTATCGTTCATTGTGGAAAGCACATTTGGCACGACTCCTGCTGGTAACTTCACAAACTTACCCTTCAGCACACATTCTTTGAACTTAACTAAAGATCGTGTAGCTGGTACTGACATTCAATCTGACCGTATGCCCCGTGTTGACCGTCATGGTAACCGTCAAGCTGCTGGTGATATTGTAGCTGACTTACGTGATGCTGACTACGATGCATTCCTAGAGTCGGCTATGTTGTCTACTTGGTCAACTAACGTCCTTAAGGTTGGTACTACACCTAAGTTCTTCTCTATTGAAGACTATGCTGCTGACATCGACCAAGCTCGTTTGTTCACAGGTATGACAGTTTCTACTATGGGTATCTCTCTTGCCCCTAACCAGATGGTAACAGCTACCTACGGTATGGTTGGTAAGGACATGACTATCGGTGCTACTGAGAAGACACAGGACGCCGCATCAGGTGCTGCCCCATTCGATGCCTACTCAGGTACACTGGAGATTGGTAATACTGATGGTACACCAGCTACAGCAGCTATCGTAACTGGTATGGATTTCACTCTGACTAACTCCTTCGCACCTACCTTCGTTATTGGCAGTGACAGTGCGCCACAGTTGGAAGTTGGTCGTGCAGAGATCGAAGGTACTATCTCAGCTTACTTTGAGGATGCAGCTTTAATCAATCGCTTCTTGAATGAGACTGAAACTGAGCTTGAGGTAACTGTGGGTGATGGTAGTAACACTATCAAGTTCGCATTCCCACGGGCTAAGATCAATAGTGCAGACGTAGGTGTAGATGGCCCAACTAGCCGTATTATCTCTATGTCATTCGTTGCACTCTACAACACAGCAGATGCAAGTAACTTAGTTATTACTCGCTCTGCATAAAGTACCCTAGCTAGGGCGGGGAAGCATTGGTGTCGGGTCTGATGCTTCCCCTTTTAACAAACTAACCCGACAACTTTTTACCCCGACAATAAGGAAACTCGACATGGACTTGAAGAATTTAACCCCGACCAGCGACACTGTAGATGTCACTATTGTACATCCTACTAGCTTTGATGTCTTGAATAATGATGACGATACACCAATGGTTATCACTGTATATGCACCACACTCCAAAGAGTATAAGGCTGCTATGCATGAGCAAACCAACAAGCGTCTGAAGCAAGCACAAAGTAAGAAGAAGGTAGAGATTACAGCAGAAGACCTAGAGGACGCTACTTTAGACTTACTTGCCAAAACTACTAAAGGCTGGAAGATTACTTATGGTGGTTCTAAACCTAAGTTCTCTATCGCTAAGGCCAAAGAGATTTACGCTGAAGTATTCTGGATAAGAGATCAGATTGAGGAAGCAGTAGCTAACTCTCTGGATTTTACGAAAGCCTGATTGAAGAACTGGTTGACTACGCAGAGCATGAGTTCTCTATAAGTAGACCAGACAAGTCAGGCACATCAGAACGTGAACACTTAGAACAAGTAGAAAGGCAGACTGGACACAGACCAAAAGCATTAGATGGCCCCGACTTCCCATTGCTTATGTCTCATGTTTGGTCTGCCTTTATTATATTAAACGCAAGTAGAACGATGGGGTTCTCAGGCCCAAACCCGATAAGTTATCAAGAAATAAAAACATGGAAGGAGCTTACAGATACACCGTTGTCTTCTTGGGAGATAGAAGCAATAAAACGTGTTGATGTAGTCTTTATGGGCATAGCTAATGGCTAATGATATTCAAATTATTGTTGACTCCAGTGACCTTCAAAAGGCTGTTGACTGGATGGATAAGATGGGCCAGTCAGGTAAGAAACTTGGCACTAGAACTAAAACCCTACAACAAGAGTTTGACAAATATAATAGAAAACTAAAACAGAACCAAGCGGAACTTAAAAGAATTAAAATGGCTACTGACCCTGTTTATGCAGCAGATCAGAAGTTAAAGAACATGAAGAGACTTTTAAGATCTGAAATAGAACAAGGCAATATGTCATTACGAGAAGCTGGCGCTGAAATGCTACGTTATCGTAAATCTGTAAACTCTATGACTACTGCGGTTCAATTGTCAGGTAAAGCTGCTAGACGAAAAGAAATTGCATTTCAACAAGCTGGTTATCAGGTACAGGATTTTATTGTTCAAGTTCAAGCTGGCACTAATCCTCTCATAGCATTTTCTCAGCAAGGTTCACAGTTAGCGGGTTTCTTCGCTGGACCTTGGGGGGCAGCTATTGGTGTAGGTATTGCTGCTGTTTCCACACTAACTATGGTGGTGCTTAGTCTAAATCAAGCTCTGAATGGCCTACAAGAAGAGTTAAAGACTGTCAGTGACGACCTTGAGTTAAGTCTTAGCGGCGCTTCAAGTAAAGCTGTCTTAGAAGCTAATAAAGAAATAGCTAAAAAGATGGGCGAGATTTATGACATTGAGAATAAGAAACTAGATTTAACTTATGCTGATGCGGTGGTTAGAGAAACTATAAGTGATTATCAATCAGCTTACGCATCTAAACAAAAAGAAACTGTTGATAAGTTAAAAGAAGAGCTTGCCGAACTTGTCCGTAAGAGAAATCAACTTGAAATCGTAAACGGTTTGGTTGGGAGTGAAGCGCTTGAGGCTGCAAATATAGCTTCAAATAGAGAATACGAAGCTCGTCAAAGAAAGATTGCAGCAGATGAGGCTAAGAAACTTGCTGATGAACAAGAAAAAATCAATAACAAGGCCAAGGATCAACTTGGATTAATAGAACAACAAGTAAAACTATCAGATATAGAAAAAGAGTATGGAAAGGATAGTTTAGAGTATCAGGGTCAAAAGAATAAATTTATCCTAGACAACCTTCAAGCTAGTTTAAGACAACAAAAGGTAGAGGAATCTATCATAGACGAGTTGTTGGAAGCAACTACTGCACACCAAGAGAACTTAGCCTTAATAAAAGAACAAACCGCTGAAGCTGCAAGACTAAAGAAACAGTTTGATGAGGCATTTAAAACTAGAACTTTAGAGTATAAATTAAGATTCTCAGGTGAAGCCACTGTTATGGGGCAATCAGTTACCGCTAGTGGTAAGAAGATGAAGCCAAAACAATCTTACGAGGAGCTAATTGCTCTAGGTATGAGTCCAGAACAGATAGAAAACCTCTTTGGGATGAAAGCTCCTAAAGGTAAGAGAGGGTTAAAGCAGCAAATTGATGACACAAGAGAACTCAGTGAAGTACAGAAACAACAAGTAGCTATAGCTGATAGTGTATCTAGTTCCTTTGGTGACATGTTTATGACTATGGTAGATGGAACTACATCAGCTAAAGATGCCTTCAGATCTATGGCTACTGACATCATACAACAGCTATACAGAATACTTGTTGTTGAACAGTTAGTACAATCCATTGCTGGTGCTATCACAAATGCATTTACTCCTGCCCCTTATGCTGGTGAAGGTACTGCTCCACCCGTAGCTCCTAGAGGTAATCTACTTAATCTTGACGGGGGTGGTTACACAGGCTCAGGCCCAAGGTCAGGTGGCTTAGATGGTAAGGGTGGCTTTATGGCTATGCTACACCCTAGAGAAACTGTCATAGACCACACTAAAGGTCAGTCTGCTGGCGGTACAGTAGTAAACCAAGTATTCAATATCTCAGCCAATACCTCAGACGATACTAAGAGACTTATTACTCAGACAATAGCACAAGCCTCACCAGCTATCATCAATCAGTCAGTAGGTGCAGTTATGAACCAAAGACGTAGAGGTGGTGCAATGAAATCAGCATTTGGATAAATCATGGCTATAAGTTACCCTCTTAATACACCTACAACTATTGGCATAGAGAGTATTGAACTACGTGCTATGAATGCTGTAGCTGTCTCTCAGTCTCCCTTTACATATAAGCAACAGGTTATTTCCCATCAGGGTCAAATCTGGAGTGCCTCAGTTAGTATTCCCTCAGTGCGTAGGGATCTAGCTGCTGAATGGAAGGCTATGTTAATAGCCCTTAAGGGTTCTGTAGGCACATTTCTACTGGGAGACCCTGACTATGTTACACCTAGAGGTACAGTGAGTGGTACTCCTACCCTCTCAGGTACAGCAGGGGATAGCACAGTATCAGTTACTATGACAGGCACCCTACTAGCTGGTGATTATATTCAGTTAGGTACAGGATCTGCTGCTAGACTACATCAAGTATTAGTAGACCAAAGTGGCAGTGGCAACTTAGAGATCTGGCCTAACTTAAGAGATACATACTCAGGTGAAACTGTAATCTACAGTAGCCCTAAAGGTGTATTCAGACTTGGTAATAGTACCACTTCTTGGTCAATAGACAATGCTAGTTTCTACGGTATATCTTTTGACGCAATAGAGGCTTTACAATAATGTCGAGAGTTTTACCTGACACAATAATTGGTGCATTAGATGATAGTGTAATCTATCCCTTCTTTGCTGTTGAACTAAACTTTGGTGTTGCTGATGTACTGCGACTGTGGACAGGGGTAGGTACTCTTAGTTTTGAAGAGGTATCTTGGACTGGGGCTGGGACACTTTTAGGTATATCAGCCGTTGAGGAAACTACAGAAACTGCCGCTAAAGGTGCTGACATTACTATTACAGGGTTACCTTCTGAGGTATTAGCTTTAGCTCTTAGCACTCCCTATCAGGGTAGAACCTGTAAGATTTACTTTGGCATGTTCGCTAAAGGTAGTCTACAGAAAGAGAGTAGTAACTTTATCCTATTAGAAGATGGCTCACGTATTGAGCTAGAAGATAGATCAACTGGCCTGACTGAAATATTTACTGGTTACATGGATCAGATGAATATTGTTGAAGGTGTTGACACAGGTACTATCCAAGTTAAGGTTGAGAACAAGTTGATTGATTTGGAAAGAGCTAGAGTAGCTAGATATACTGCTGAGTACCAAAGGTCTAGGAATATAGCTGGTGCAAGTGATGATGCAGGGTTTGATTTTGTGGCTGCTATGCAAGATCAGAAACTAGCTTGGGGTAGGAGTTCTGAAAGCTAATGGCTTTATTTGGAATAGACATTGATTTATTAGATGAGAATTCTAACCTTAGTGCTGCAATCGTTACTCTAGTAGCTGTAATAGCTGCTCCCTATACTGGCGGTGCTTCTTTAAGCCTTTTACAAGCTGGTGCTATTTATGGGGCAACTCTTAGTGTTGGTGTCCTAACAAAAGCCTTAATGCCACAACCAGAACTTAAAGGTGGTGACCAAGGTTATCAAATAACTCAAAGAGGCTCAACTTTGCCTCACCAGATTATCTATGGTAAAACTAGAATAGCTGGTGGTATAGTCTTCCAAGGCACTACAGATAATAACAAGTACCTACACACTGTATTAGCTTTTGCTGGACATGAAGTAGAAGAGTTTGAAACTATATACTTATATGACGAAGTTCTTACTCTAAGTGGTAATGTCGTTACGGCCCCAGCTAAATATGTAGGTAAAGTTAAGATAGTTAAGAAACTAGGTACAACTACACAGACTGCTGTTACAACGTCTGACTTAACAACTACGACTACAGTAACTGAACAAGCTGGTTTATTTGTCGTAGGGGAAACGTACACTATTGTTTCAGCAGGTAATACTGATTTTACAGCAATAGGTGCTATTAATAATAGTGAAGGTAATTCTTTTGTAGCTACAGGCGTTGGGTCTGGAACAGGTACAGCCAGTAGGCAGGTTATTGACACCATATCTCCACCCACAGGTTGGAACACAAACTGTAGGCTTTTAGCTACAGCTTATCTCTATGTTGTTTTAAAGTTTGATGCTGATGCATTTCCCAATGGTATTCCAGAGATAACAGCTATAGTCAAAGGTAAGAAGGTTTATGACCCCCGTACAAGTACTACAGCTTGGTCTGACAACCCTGCTCTGTGCTTAAGAGATTACATTACGTCAGGTAAAGGTGGGGACAACACAACTATCTATAACTACGGTATCAGTGAGGACATTGAGAATGTAGATGATGACCTTGTTACTATAGCTGCTAATGTCTGTGACTATCTAGACTATCCTACTCTGTCAGGTGATACTAGGTTCTCTCTTAATGGTGCATTCACTACTAACACCACACCTTACGATGCTATACAGAACTTATCTACAGCTATGGGTGGTCTTCTGTGGTATGCTCAGGGTAAGTGGAGAATGAAGCCAGCTTACTACACAGATCCAGTCTTAGACCTTAATGAGGATGACTTAAGATCAGGTATATCAGTTGGTACTCGACACTCAAGAAGAGATAACTTTAATGTAGTCAAAGGCACATTCAGAGGCCCAGAGAGTAACTATCAAACATCTGACTTCCCTCAAGTGCCTACCCTTAACTCAGCTACTTATAACACCTTCCTAGCTGCTGATGGTGGTCAAGAGAGTGTAGTTGACTTGCAGTTACCTTTCACAGACAACACAACTGAAGCTAGACGTATAGGGCTTATAACCTTAGAACGTAATAGACAGCAGCTTAGTGTACAGGCTACTTTTGGTCTTAAGGCTTTTCAAGTCCAAGTGGGTGACATTATACGCCTAAGTAACACTAGGTTCGGCTGGACTAATAAAGAGTTTGAGGTTACTACTTGGGACTTTGGTGTACAAGCTGATTATGACATCCTAGTCAACATGACCCTCAGAGAGATCAGTGAATCTGTATTTGATGAGGTTTCTGACGGTGCAGTATACGAGAGTGATAATACTACACTACCATCACCATTTGATGTACCACCTGTAGCTATAGCCCTTACTCAAGAATATAGAATTATAAATGAGCATGTAACTAACGTCCTTGTAGTTGATGTATCAGCTACAGCATTTGAACGTGTAGATTACGTCGAAATAGAATATAAGAAGTCTACAGACTCAACTTACAGTGTGTTAGGCACAGGTGACTTAGGTAGATTTGAGATCTTAGACATTGATACACCTCTAGCTGATGCAGCAGGTACTATAATATATGATGTCAGAGCTAGAGCTATCAATTCCTTTGGTGTCAAGGGTGATTTCACTGATGCACAGAAGACTGTAGAAGCTGATACTACTGGCCCATCTGCTCCTACATCTTTTGAGAAACAGTTATCTGGTGGTACTCTATTCTTTAACTGGACTGCCTCTACTGACTTTGATCTGTCGTATTATAAACTATGGCATAGCTCATCAACTACAGCCACGTTTGCTGACGCTAAAGCTTCTCCCCCAGCAATTATAGAAAAGATAGCTAGACCAGCAACATCTGTAGCCTACCCAGCCATCTCAGGAACATTCTTTATTGAGCCTTATGATAAGTCAGGTAATGAAGGGACTGTAGCCTCTCTTGTTGTTCTACCATCTGAGTTACCTGAGTTAGGTACATCACAGACTGACACTGAGAACCCAAGTTTCGCTGGTAGTAAGACTAACGTAGCTGTAGCTACAGGCCCAGACCCCGATGAGTTAAGACTTTCTAGCTTTGCTACTGCACCCTCTACAGGTACATATGAGTTTACAGGGTACTTAGACACAGGATCAACTAGAACTGTAAGGGTATCAACCAACTTAACATCTACTAGGCATCACGCTAATGCTTCTGGGGGATTAGTTAATTGGGATGACATACCTAACAACTGGAATACTTGGCCTAACAACTGGGATGATTGGTCAGATGAAGATCAACCCTATGGTGACCTCAGTACAACTATTTATGTAGCTGTAACTAGTGATGACCCTGCTGGTTCTCCTACATGGGGATCTTGGCAAATAGCTGCTGGTGAACTCACAGGCAGGGCATTTAAATTCAAAGCTGAACTCGACAGTACCAGCAATAACGTATCACCAAGCATAAGCGTCTTGGAAGGGATAGTGGAATACTAATATGGCACAACACAACTACGACATAGCTAACCAAACAGCACCTGCTGCTAGAGCTCAAATAAACAACGTCCTATCAGCTATAGCTACAAACAACTCAGGATCATCTGCTCCTAGCACTACCTTCGCTAATCAATGGTGGTATGATACTGATGCTTTTATCTTGTATATAAGAACAAATGGTAATGATGCTTGGATACCTGTAGCTTACCTAGATCAAACAAATGATAAGTTTCGTATCCTAGATGACACACAAGTAGTGAACACCTCTGGCACTCAAACTGGTTTACTAGGGGATCAAGCTACAGCTACATGGGAAACTGGAACAGGTACTGTTGAAAGCCTTGTGTCACCAGCAAAATTAAAGGCAGCGGCTGACAAATCTGTTGAGAGTAAACTTAATATCTCAGGAACTGCCCCTATTTATGGTGTTCGTGCTTGGGTCAATTTTGATGGGACTGGTTCAACTTCTGCAAATCAAACTTTAAGAGCAAACGGCAATATTGCATCGGTGTATAAAAACACAACAGGTAATTACACAGTTACTTTTACGACAGCTATGCCAGATGCTAATTACGCAGTATTATACGGCGCTGGTCTTTCAACTGGTGTAAGCTCTGATAACGGTACAACGATAGACGTTTATGATCAAGTTGCAGGTAGTTTCAAGGCAAACATCACTGATCCAACAGGTAACAATAGGGTTAATCTTCCTAGATGTTATATGACGATAGTAAGGTAAGGGAAACATATGGCAGATCAAAAGATCTCAGAATTAACAGCCCTTACTGGGGCTAACGTAGCTGACGATGATGCTATAGCTATTGTAGATACATCAGCTACTGAAACTAAGAAGATAGTCTTTAGTGAACTTAAGAACGCCTTAGATACAGCAACTGGCTTTGTCAGGATCACTGGCGATACCATGACTGGTGACTTGAATGTTCTTGCTAATGTAGGCATTGGCACGAGTTCGCCTAGTGCAAAACTGGACGTGGTATCTTCTGGCGCAACTTCTGAAACTATTGCTGAATTTGGTAATGCCAACATTCCAGATGGACTTAGTATTGAAACTAACGGCAACCTTGATTGGGGCTTTAACGCTAAAAACTCAAGAAACATGACGTTTAGCACCAACCAAACAGAACGCATGCGCATCGACAGCATCGGTAATGTCGGGATTGGGGTTGTTCCTCAAGCTGGTGGATCAACTTGGCAACACGTTCAGTTTGGTGGCACTGGTAATCTCGTTTCTCGTATATCTGACAGCACTGTAGATGCAATTTTTGCGTCTAACTATTATGTTAATGCTTCTAATGTTGACAGTTATATTACAACTGGCGCAGCAGCTAGAATGTTCTTTAACGACAACACAATTAGTTTTGCTCAAGCTGCATCTGGTACAGTAGGTACTGCTATCACTTGGTCTGAAGCCATGCGCATCGACAGTTCTGGTAATGTCGGGATTGGGACGAGTTCGCCAGCAAGCATTATTCACTCGCTTCATCCTACATCTCCCAAATTAACATTAGAACGAGATAGTACAAGTCTTGCTAATAACAACGTCATTGGCGAAATAGCAATGGCTCACAAGGATAGTAATGACGCTGGAACAGCCGTTAGAATAATAGGTAGAGCGGAGGGAACTGGCGGTGCTGCTGGTCTTGCCTTTAATACTGGCTTACCGTCATCTATAGAAGAACGCCTCCGCATTGACAGCAGCGGTAATGTCGGGATTGGCACAGATTTGCCTAGTGCGCCTTTAACAGTATATAACTCCAGTACACCAAGAATAACAGTTGGTTATAGTAGCACACAGAACCATTACCTTGGGTGGGATAGTTCAAAGTTAACTTTTCAAGCAGACCCTCAAAACCTAAACGCAGCGAGTGCTATTCTTTTCTCTGTGGATGGCTCAGAAGCCATGCGCATCGACAGCAGCGGAAATGTCGGAATCGGGATTACGTCCCCTGCTCAACTACTGCACGTTCAAGCAGGTGCTACAGGAAATGGAACAATTAGAGTAGGTGGCAGTGCAGGCTTAGAAATAAGCCACGACAACTCATCAACTACTGTTCAAAGAATAGACAGTCTATATCGTACCACAAGTAATGATGCTAACTTACAGTTACGCACAGGTACATTTACCGTTCACACTGGTACGTCATCCACAGAACGCATGCGCATCGACAGCAGCGGTGTTGTAATTATAAATCAACCTGCAGGTACATCTGATTCTGGAACTGTTCGGATTACTGGTGGAACAAGTGGTTTAAGTAACTTGCAATTTGCAGATACTGCTGATGGCAACATTGGTATGCTTCAGTACAACCACACAAGTAATTATCTGTTGTTTCAAGTTAACAACACAGAAGCCATGCGCATCGACAGCAGCGGTAATCTGTTAGTAAATTCAACTAACAGCTCTCCGAATGGAAAAATATT